GTGGCAACAAGGTTACGGTTCACAAAAAATTCAACCGATCCTGTGCCTTTTACGTGGAAACCAAGGGTAACATTTGTTCCGCTGACAATATCGACACCAGAATCTGTCGTAGTTGCTGTGCCGTCTTTTTCTGTTACACAGTCAATATTGCTATCGCCATCATCAACTTGGAAAACAATCCTGTCGGCAGCCGTCAACATAGCTTCTGGATTTGTCGCAAAATTAACCGTCAAACCCACACAAACGTCCATTGCATCGCCTTCTGCATCTGTAATGAACAGTTTTGTTTCAAACCAAATATCTCTCGATGAGGATACGGCAAAAATCTCGTTGCCCTGTAAAGAAGCCCCGTCATTGTCAGTGGTGGCCTGAGAGGTCAGAACTACCGTGCCGTTGACGAGATCCGCGCCTATCGCGGCAGTCGCGCTGGAGTCTTTGATCAGAGTCCAGTCATTAGTAGTATCAAGCGTTACCCCTGTAAAGTCGTCGATATAACAAAGATAGTCAGGGTTTTTGTCTACGGGTAAGTTTTCAAACCATTTACGATTTCCGTCCTTACCTGCAAATAGAATAGGTCCGGTAAAATGAACAGCCATGTTGTTCTCCTGTCTTGGCTTTAGTCAGCCCCCTTTGGGCTGTCAGGAACTTGCACTATAACGCAAAATAAAAAAGGCGGCAACTGCCGCCTTTTCTAAAAAGAGCCGATTACGCTCCGGGTGTACCGATGACTGATCTCCAGTCAGATACGCCGAATGAGTAACGCTCACGAGCCTTGAAACGCATGTTTCCGGTATCAAAGTCTCCTTCCATTGCCGTTTTGATGGGCGAACGGTTGAAGTATTTGAAGCCATTAGGCGCGTCCGTCTTGATGAAGAATGCGTCCGTGTCGGTGAGGAAGTGATTTACCACCGCACCTTCAGGCAACATACCCATAGACCTATTCGCGTTAATGTCGTTATCAGCAGTTCCGGGTCGCAGATTTGAACTAATAATTCTCTCTGCGATGAACTGAAGCTCTTTCGGAATGATAAGTTTCATTCCACGCACTGCTATCTTCAGGCCACGCTCATCAGTGAATCCAGCAATGTCGATCAACATTTGCTCTAGGGAAGTCTCATTGAGATCCGCAGCAACTGCCAATACGTTTGTCTGATTACCTGATAGAGAAGGGTGAGAGGCAGAACATAAAGCTGCTCCATCACCTAAAGCAAAACCATTACTGGTTGAAAAAGCGTTGTTAAGAATAGCAGCCGCTTTTATCTGCTTCGTAGTAGCCATTGATCTAGCCAATGCCTTTGTATAGCGTGATGCAAGACGATCATAAAGATTATCTTCGATAGCTTCTTCAGTGATTGAGAAAGCCAACGCGACAGTTTCATGCGTGTATCTTGCAGTGTAGGTCTCTTGTGCATCGTCAAAACTAACGGTGCCACCCTCGCTTTTCACGGGGGCTGTTGCGAAACCACCTAACATTACTTCCTCCTCGAAGGCGCGGTCAGATGCCTCTTCCTCGAAGATTTCAGCATGTTCGTTTTCGTAGCGATCATACTCTAAGCCGAACAGCGCATTAAGGCCGGGTTCTAGCTCTTTCGCTAATTGCGATCTTGAAATAGCCATTTGTCAGCCTCCTTATATGCCAGTCGATGTCGCAGTGGTCTGCGAATCGAATCGACTTGTCGGTGCATTAAAGTGAGCGTTCAAACGAACCAGAAGCGGTATACCAGCAGCAGTGAAATCACTGTTTGCTTCTTCATCAGCTATGCCGATGATTCTTAAAGGTAAAGTCGCAGTGGTTGCGATTGTGCTCACACCCAACGCAGAATTTGAAACACCTGTGTTATCACTTCCTGTCCGTGCAGACGTACCCAAAGAAGCGTTTGCGAAAACTGCTGTCAAAGCAGTCGCACGATCCGTCAAAGACGCATCACTAGCAACCTTGAAAATCTGCATGGGGCTATCTGCAACAAACGCTTTCACAGGGAAATTTGTGTCAACGCTGACAGAGTTAGCTCCGGGCCAGTAATTGATGAAAACAGGCTTTTTCTGCGTAGAATCTTGGTATTCAACACCCATCAGAACACCTAACGCTTGCGTTGTACCACCGTCTGTCGCACCAGCAAAGGCTACTACCCCTGCACTTGTGGGGACGACGATACCAAATTGGTAAATAGCGTTCGTGTTATCAGAAGCGATTTCGTACTGGGTTACACCAGTAGAGTTGACACCGCTCCCTACGATTCCAACGGGACGAAGACCAAAGGCAGTATTACTATTAGCCATGTTACTTCCTCCAAAAAATAACGGTCATCACTTTTGTGGACCGCCAAAAGTTACACGAGATTGACGATCCGGTCTTGCAATCGTCATCGTTGAATGTGAATTTTCTCGCATCATATCGGAATCAACAGCCTCCATTTGGTCTGCATTTTTCGAGGAGAAATATGCTTCCCTTTCTGCGACTGTCTCTAAAGGTATTCTTGCGAGAAGTAACCCGCCTACCCCAAACACGCCTTCATATCGACCTGATTGCACGACGGGGGCCTCAAAATCGGGATATTCGTCTTTCCGAACCAACTCCCAGCCCTCTCGTATTCTTGCACTGACATTTTTGGTATCACTAAAACCCCTGACTTCATCACGAATCCAGCGGTGTTTGTACCCGTCAGGCGCAGGTGGCGCATCTAACATAGATGGTGGACTCCAAGGCTTACGCATAGCCTTCTTGTCTCTAGTATTGTTAGCGCGAGAAGTCCTCTTGATAGGCGCATCAACTGTATTGTTTTCTTCACTCATCTTCTTACTCCTTCACGTATTTCGCGTATTCTTCAAGCGGCACACCCAATTTTTTTGCTATCGCAATTTGGCTAGGGGTGAGTCTAACCTGTCTTTTCCCACTGCGCCCAGTTGTTTGTCTACTTGCAGAAGCCACCGTCTGAGCGGGTCGGCGGTTCTGTTTTTCAAATTTGTGCGGAAACTCTTCTTCGACTCTCCGATCTAACTCATTATAGTAATCATCTGATTGTGGGTCAAACCCCTCTTCTTCCACTAATTTTTTATGGATGCCGAAGGCAGCGTAGGTCATCGCCTCATCTTGCCCAAACCACTCGTTTTTTACCGCCCATTGCTCTGCTTTCGGGTCAGGTCTTTTTGGTTGGGGTTGCTGTTGTGGCATAGGTTGATTCAACTGAGCTTGTTGTTGTGCCTCCAACTGCTGTTGGTATTTTTCCTGCTGCACTTTTGCTTGTTGAGCGCGATCATTTTGTATTGCTAACTCTGTCAACTGCCGCTGTGCTTCGACCGCCGCCTTTGTATCGCCAACCTCCATCGCTCGTTGCATGGCATCTTCAGCTTGTTTTTGCTGAGTAGTCACCCGCTCACTGAACTCGTTCACGTAATGCGAATCTAAGTTGTTCATACGACTTTTGATTTGTTGCGACTCTTGTTGCACTTGTCTTGCGTAGTTGAGGGCCTCTGCTTCACGTCTTTCTGCCTCTCGCATCTTCTTAGTCAAACGATTGATGCGTTTTTGTGTAGCGGAATCTGCTTTGTCAAATTGATCCTCTGTCGCCTCTGTTGTTTCCTCTACACTTTCTTCCTCCGAATCGGAAACCTCTACCACGGCCTCTTGCTCTTCTAACTCCAGTTCTACTTGTTGATTTGCGTTTTCAATACTCATTAGTCACCTTGCCCATAGTTATGATCGTCAACATAATAATTTAATGTAAGCTCCTCACCTTTCCGAATCTTTTCTGTCGTAAAGACATGATAAGTTCGGTAATCATCCCAATCGAACTCCAAAGATAACTCACAATTAGAATCCTCTGCATGATTGAGAAAACCACCTATAGGTGTTCTAACAAAACCCTGAATGATCGGGACTTTTATGTGAGACATCCCAATATCCGTATCTGGGTCAATATCCTCTAGTGCGAACAAACCAAAGCCCTCTATCGGACTTTCACCTACCTCCAAATAATCTGGCAGAGGTTTGTAATACATTTTGCTGTAAATAGGGTGCATTTCAATAATGCTTGACATCTTCAGGGTCTGAAATCCGCGCAAGGACTTCGTCATCGTTCAAGATGCGTACTTCTCCACCATCAATTTGGAAGCGCGATCCGGCGTAACGTGCAAACATCACCCAATCTTTTTCTTGGCACCACGGTCCTGCGGGAAACTTTTCAGGGTCTTTGTAGGCTAAATCCCCAACTTTCAACACGTAGCCTACTTGGGTCGAGACATGTTGTTGCTCAACAGACTCTTTTGGTAAAGCTATACCCCCAGATGTTTTGCCGACTCCGCGATAGGGTAAGATCAATATTCTCCAGCCTGTCGGTGCTGGCAATCTTTCTAGTAGGGTCTCCCCGATGTTTTCAGGTCTCAGATAGGGTTTTTCTTGATAAGCATCCTGTAACGTCTGGGCTTCGTTCTGTATTTGAAAACTGGCGTTGGGGGCTGCGGTAAGGTCAATTTTTGACTCATTCATCATGTTGCTCCTGTCTTTCTAGCAGGTCTTTTAACTCCTGATCCACGTGATTCAGGGCTTCTAAATTCCCTATAAGCTCACGATAATGCTCCATCGATTTTACGTTACCATATATAAGTGAATCAACGACCGCTTGTCTACGCTCTCTGGTTATCGAAAACACCGCAGCGGCAATTTTTATCTCATTCATTCTTATATTTACACATATAATCTTGGATCGTCGGATTTTATCCGATCAAATCCTATATGTACAATAACTTATGTTGTGGTCCAGTCTTCTCCTTGCCACAACAAGGCTTCCGCCTCTCTTCTTCGCACCAAACCATCCAAGACTTTGCCTCCGGCACGATTCCAACGTTTTATCTGATGAGGGATATCAGCCCTGCTACTATCACTATCATCGTTAATGCGCTGAAGCAAAGTAGACTCCCGTAAGTTAGTTCCACCGAGATTGTAGACCCAAGAAACGAGCGCATCGAACTCGTTTTGTTTGAGAGGTACGTTGACAAGCTTTGTAATTGTGCTTTCAAATTCTTCAAGGTCATCCTGTAAAAAACCCTCAGCTTCGTCTTGTGTGCAGGTATCCCCCTCCTCCACACCTGAAGTGTGTCCGTAACCAATCGTCCAAACGGACGCGCTGCACTGATAAGCCTTGAGTTCACACCCCTCAAATTTTTTAATAAGAGCAATCCCTTCTGCACTGGTTTTCATCCCATCTCCAAAAAATATAAGATAAAGGCTACCACACTTTCTTCATTTTTTCTCGGATGTTTCACGTGGAACTTTGACATACGCTTCGTTGACATCAGGAGTAGACTTGTCATCTGCCACAAAACGACCTTCTTCATCTCTGGCACGGACTAGATCAAACTCTTTTTTTGGAAATAATTTCAGACCTATGTTTTTGAACCATTGCAACATTTTATTTCGACACTCCTTTATACTTTTCAAAACTGCGTAACGAACCAAGTCCTAGTAAACCGCCCAAAACGGTAAGAAGAGAGGACATGTCAAATTCTGGTAGCTCCGGTATCTCCTGACCGACATAAGTTAAAATAAAAATTAACAAGGGTTGAAAGAAAAAGTGCCAACCAAAAGAAATTGCACAAACCCACCCGACCAAGGGCCTCCAAGACGACTGAAACCAGTTGCCCTGAGCCTCCAGTTTATTGACCTCGATTTGTGCTAAGGCAACGGCATGAGCCTGTTTTTCGGCCATCGTTGCGATTTCATGAGCCAAAGCGTTTTTCTGGTCTTTATCTTCTACAAACTTGTCTAACAACCCGGTGACGGGGCCAATCAGTTTGTCCAACATAGCAGGTTCCTTATCGTCTACTCATAAAAGCCGTGGCTCCAAAATAAGCGGCCACAATTGAAGCCTGTGCAATGTAGAACAGACCCAGTAAATCAGAAAGAGCTTGTACCCTTGAATCAGGCATAGCTGGTAGCATCAAAAAAGCAGAAAATAGCACCATGCTTATCATGGCAACCCAAGCCATTTGTTTTTGACTGTCTGCCTTTTCCTCACGTAACTCTAGTTCTACAAACTGTTGGTGACGCTCTAGCTCTTGGTCGGTCACCTCTCCATCACCATCGAGATCATATTTTGCGTACTTGCTTGTCGGTTGTAATTTTTTTGCCATCGTAAGTTACATCCATTTGAAAACAGCAACAACGGTAATGATGAAAGGGTACACGCCCCACAACATCAGTTCGAGCTTGTCGAACTTTTTGGACCCAGACTCTAAGCGTTGTTCTATGTTCTTGTATCGTAGAGAACACTCCTTCTCATGGCTCTCGATACGAACGATTGCTTCTTCAACTGTTGGCATCAGCGATTACCATTTGACCTTATGCGACCAGTACCGTGCTGAAAGCTTTGATGGATTTGGATCTTGGGCGTTGTGCCTTGCGTAGTATGATTTCCGTCTTGCCTTGTCTTTTTTTGACTTTGGGTTCTTACCCGCGCCTTTCACACCTTGTTGACCAAATC